TTCTACTCAAAAAAAGAAAAGCCTATCTATAAAGGAGAGAAGTGTGGCTTTCTTTCTACTATTTGGAGTTACATTTACATTTTATCATATTTTTACATAAAATAAAAGCCGATTAAAGAAATTAATCTCCAACCAGCTTTTACTATTTAATAGAATATGCAATCTTAGATCTGGGGATCACATTTTCAAAAATATTATATCATATGTTTTTTTAGCTTTTCAATTATTTTAAAGTATATTTTTCTAAAAATCTATATAATAAAAGTCAGCTTAAAGAATTTAGTCTCTTAAACCGGCATTTTATTGTTTTCTATTTTATAGATATATGAAATTTTTTAAGTGTATTGCTATTAATATCGTTATTTTTTTACATAATAAAATAGGTTTTTTTTATATTAATTAGTCAAGTTCTATCTTATAGCATAGAACCAACTACCTAAAGTTTTCTGTAGCTCTTTACACTTTTCTATAGGCAATACCTGCGTTTCTATCCATATACCTTTAGAATCTCCCTTTACATAACACCTTACACCTTTGAAATAATATAATACATATTCTAAGTCTACTCCTACAAAGCTACCATCACCACGATAGCCATTAGGCAAGTACGTAGTAACTATATAGCCTGTTGCTGTTTCTTCATTTTCCTTTAAAGCTTTAAAATCTGCTAGTGGAAAGTTAGCCCCTGGGCATTCTGTTGCTAATAATTCCTTGTGTCCATAAATAGGTAAGTTTCCATATTTACCTATTAAATATTTTATTAAATCTATTCCAGCATTATATTCTGCTGTAGGCATTGTTTCTTTCATATAATTACCCTCAAAACAAATACCTAGTGTATTTGTATTACTACCTTGACAATGAGCTCCTATAGCTCCGTCTGGTCTACCTTTATAAATTGAGCCATCTTTTCTTATAAAATAATGATATCCTATTCCAGACCATCCATTATTTAAATGCCAAGAATGAATATCTTGTACAGTGCATTTACTTGCTTCTGCATGGTGCAATACTAATTTATTAGGTTTATTTCCATAACTTAATGATTTAAACTTTAATCCTACATCTATAATATTCATTACAATTCCTCCAATTCATATAAAAATAAGGTGTTCATTAAGAACACCTCTAAATTATTCATCTTTAACTAATTGCTTTGCAGTTTGATTAACTCCAACAGCTACACCCCAACATAAGATTCCTTGTAAAATTGCATTGGCTAAATTATTTACATTTAAACCACTATTAATTGAGTTCAAAAGTATAGAAAATACTATACAAAATACCATTAAAATCATGGTAATATATTTATCCTTTATGCTTTCTATTTTCTTTAAAAATATTACCTAATACATATGTGGCAACAATTAGTATAATAAGATTTTCTGGTATAAATTTTAGTAAGTTTTCCATTTTTACATTCCACCTTTTCTAAATTATTTAAATAAAAGAGCTATAGCTCCAGCAACAACTGCTCCAACTATAGTCCTCCATAACCATGTGTTATTTTTTTCTAAGTCTTCAATTCTATGATTCGCTACTTTTAATTTATCCTCTAAGTTTTCTAACTGCAAATTAATTGACTGTGGAATATTTTCTAGTAGCATTTCTATTTTTACAAGTCTTTCTCTTATTTCTTGTATAGTGTCTTTATCATCCATATTGCACCTCTTTCTTAATTTTTAATATAAAATAAGCATAATAAAAAGGTCCATATGACCTCTAAATTATGCTTTCATTTATTAATTTTTGAATTTTATTTTACTGCATCCCTTTCGCCTATTGCGTAGCTTTACTTGCAATAATTTCTTGCTTTTGTTCTTCTGTAATCCATCTAGCATTAACAAATACATCTAAATTACTTTCTGTATAAAGTCCCAACAAATAGTATTCTTTAATATAACTAAGCATTTGTACTACCTCCCGCTATTTGTAATAATATTTGTGCATTTAATTTCTTTTGTTCTTCCAACTCTAATTGCATATTAGCATTATCCTGCAATAACTTAGCATTTAATATTTGCTGTTCTGTTGGTTGCTGTACTGGTATAGGAAATAAGCTTTCCTTTTCTTCATCAGTTAGCTCTACAACTTCATTATTTACATATTTATAATTACATCTGCCTTGCGAATCTCTTAACGGCTTATCTCTTGGAAAATAATTACCTTGTGCATGAGAATATTTATCCCCAATACCTTCATCAATTTGTATATATCCACTTGTATCTTCTAAGGTTAAATCACTTTCTACGCCAATAATACAATTATTTTTATCTGTTTTTATATATATTTTATACTTGAATTCTTCCATGTTGCACCTCCTAGTATATTTCTGCATCTAAACTTCCATCATCAGATAGCATTAACTGTCCATCACTCATTCCATGAGTCGATTTTGTAGCATGAACTATCATCCCCATAGGTACAATGTTAACTGCAAAGGTAAAATCTGACACACCTGCTCCACTTAAAGTATTTATAGAAAATGCATTATTTATAGTTGGTATTATTCTTAATGTTGTAGGTAATGGTACAAAAAAGAATAATTGATTGCCATTAATACCAACAGCTCTATACCTAGCTCTTTCATTTCCCCATCTATAATAATATCTTTGACACAAAGCCAATTCTTCGCCATATGGTCGTGGGACGAATGGTGTTGCTTTTGAACCTAGTTCAAATTTTGCATTTTCAAATCTTATATATAAATCATCTCCTACTGTAAATTTGTTATCTTCTTCTATCCTAAAAATGTCTATTCCTAACCAATCATCAGAACTCAAATCTCCAAGTGTAATCTGACATTCGATTAGTTGTCTTGTTGCCTTTGCTTCATATGATTTCAAAAATATATTTGCATTTCTGCTTGGAGACCATACTCTAATATAAGGACTTATTTTTACACCAGCACTGGTAGTCACATAAAATGATAAAGTAACAGTACTATTCGAAAAAATATTCTTAAGTTCTTGATTTAACTCAATTCTTTGCATAAACCAAAATCTTTTATTAGAAATTAATTTAATTTGAACGCCACCATTAGCATGTCTAACAATTTTACCTTTGTCATCACCTTCTACATCATACATCCATCTATCAGCAGTATATCCGTTAGTAGAGAATGATGTTCCCCTCTGCCAAACTGAAAAGCCACCATTTATAAATAAATTAATATTTCAACCAATCTAACATATCAAGGTGGATATTCTTTCGATGATGTAAAAGACTATATAAATACCACTATAGATGAGTATTTTATTGAACTTAAAAAGACATGGTCTGATAATGATAATTTAGTAGTAAGGATAAGTCAAATTGAAACAAGATTATTGAATATCGAAGGAATACTTGATATTGCTGATACCAAAATAAATAGTATAGCTGAAAATCTTGTATTGGATGCTGACAATATTCCTAAGAGGGGGACTGTAAGTGAGCAGAGTAATTAGTATTTTAGACTATATTCCACCAGTACTAGCAGATACAGAAGAACAAAAACAGATTTCTAAAGCACTTAACCCAGAAATAAATATGTTGTGGGCAGAAATAGAAAGGGCACAAAATAATCAATTTATAAGTTCTAGTGATGAATATGGTGTTGCTCATAGGGAGAATATGCTTAGCATTAAACCTAAAAACACTGAAACTTTAGATGATAGAAAGTTTAGATTGTTATCTAGAGAAATAGAAAAATTACCATACACATATAGAGTTTGAAAAATAAATTAAAAGCTTTATGTGGAGAAAATGGATATACATTAAATATTGATTATGATAATGAAATAATAAAAGTAAGAGTTGATCTAATTTCTAAAAAGGCATATGAAGAAGTTGAGTTAATGTTAGAAAAAATGTCACCTTTAAATATGCTTATTGATTTATCTTTACTTTATAACAGTCATAAAATACTTTCAGGATTTACACATAGACAATTAAATCAATATACACATAAACAATTAAGAGAGGAAGTGTTTATAAATGAGTGATTATCAAGGGACATACACCACTAATTTAAATTTAAGTAAGGATAGTGTTGATGATAGCTATGATGTAGAAAGAGTCAATTCTAATTCAGATAAAATAGATAAATGGGCAGGAGAAATTACTACGCAATTGAACGATTTGGCGAATCTTAATTTATTTATAAATGGTGGCTTTTCAGTTTGGCAGAGGGGAACATCATTCTCTACTAACGGATATACTGCTGATAGATGGATGTATGATGTAGAAGGTGATGACAAAGGTAAAATTGTTAGACA